TTCTAATTTGAGAATGTAGATATTTGTGAGTGACATAGTGATACTTACAACGATTTACTTAGGCTAAGGAAAGAAGAATAAGAATAAGAAGATGGAAGTCCAGTTAACGCCAGAGGAACTCGATCAAGTTATTATCTTTGCAAAACAGATTCGCCAGAAACAAAGCAAAGAAGGAAGTCGAGACACTCGAAATGAAGATTTCGGTGACAAGCGTCTAGAAAACGAAATCATAGGAAAGGTCGGTGAGGTCGCCGTCGCTAATTATGTTAAAGGCCAGGTAGATTTCCGTGTGTGGCCCACAGGAACTCGTGGCTACTCGCAATTTGAGCCAGATATCTCCAATGCCACAAAGGAAGAATTCAAGGGGCACAATATTCATGTTAAGACGTGTCATTGGAAATATATAAGACGCAATAAGTCATGGACTGTTGACAAGAATGATCCTATTATTCTGCGACCAAAGCCCACTGATTTAATCTTCTTGGTCTTTGCCTTGCCCGAAGGCAAAGCAAGAATCGATGGATATGTTCGAGCAACCGATGTGCAAGGACTCTGGAAGCCGTGCTTTTCAGAGTTCATGCGTCACAAACTAGCAATCTATTATGAAGATATTCAGCGTCTTATCTTACGTGTCTTTCTATAACCACCCTTCTTTTTGCCCTTTTTCTTCGTTTTCTCAGCAGCTTCTTCAGCAAGCAATTCCTTTTCTGCTTCAGCGGCCTCTGCAACAGCAGCCTCTTTCGTTAAGAGGGCTTCAACAACTTCTTTACGTTGCATTTCTTTTCTTATAATATCATTTAATGAAGGTAGATATAAGTCACTAAAATTTTCTTCTTTAGTCGCTAGAACTTTTTTCCAATAGTTGACAGTATTAAAATTAACAATGGTTCGTTGGAATGAAAATATCATATATTTGCATAAATGTATTTTATCTTTTTCATTCTTAACAACCTGTTTAAATAACGGGATTAATCCTTCAAGGTGAATAGCATCGTCAATGTTATTATCTAACTTCAATACACGAAGGACTTCCTCTCCATGCGGGTCAGAGAAAAACTCTCTTGTTTCTTTATAGACATTTTTTACCATGGTTGTTCCATTTTTATGAATATAAGCAAGCATAGCAGTTACTATAGGACCTGCATATGGAGTTGGAAAAGATAAAAAGAGAATCGGTGGAAATTTCGATTTTTTTGTACCCATAGGAACTGTAACTTCGTAGAAGCTTGTAAATTCACTTTCAAAAAGAGCAATTAAATTACGCGACTTCATCTTAGAATAAGAAGCCTGCACTGCAGTAACTAGATTCTTATACATGTCTGGGGGAATTATACATGGACAAATAGGCGTAGAATCTATAAATGATAATACCGCTTCAAATGAGCCTGCTATTTCTTCTACTTGATAGGGCGGCGGTAATAAATAGCCAAGTGTTTCCCTTCCATTTTCTTGTGTATACAATGCATCTAAGATATATTGCATCCATTGATAAATAGATTTAAACGTGATTTTTTCAAAGCTTCTTCTCATAATTTTTCCTTCTGCTTTCGCACTTACCAACCAATCATCAAAGTTCTTTTGGTGAGCATCGCGAATCGTTTTATCTTTAATAAACCAGGAGATTCTGTAAAGCTTACCAATGATCTCAGAAAAGAATATAGGTTTAGCTATTTGAACCTTACTGTAAGTATCGGACAATTTGGGTATGATATGAAAGCAGATTTCTTCAGCACCATTTAATTCTTCAGAGTCCATAACAAGACGAATTCCAGGTAAGAGAGGATTTCTTTCATTTGCACGGCGTCTCTCTTTTGTGTTAATTTCAATAATTAACGATTGATGTTCTTTTCCTTCAGGAGAATAACTTGCAATTAACGATTTATGCAGGTGATTAAAAGCATCTTTATAGTCAATGGATGGCTTTTCAATAAAAACGACCATATGACTAGGAACGAGAAGTTTTGTAGGTTCTTCATCAGCAGCAGCAGCGGCAGCAGCAACAGGTGCGACTTTTACCAAAGCGGATTCAGGAAGATCAGGTAACAGAAGTGGTTCATCATCGTCAAAACGAAGAACTTCAAATCCTGAAGGCTTTGTTACTGGAACTTCAGAAGGTGAGCTTCTTCCTTTTACTGCCTTCTTTGGCCGTTCCCACTGACTCTCTTCTGCAGCAGCTGCAGCCGCCCGAGCCTCAATTTCCTGGGCCTCAACCGCTCTCAGAACTGCATTTCTCTCCATCTGTGTGATATAGGGTGTCAATTCCAGTGGTATTGTCATAAATAGATCTCTGTTTTCGGGGTTTATCATCTCGAGAGAAAAGCCATTATTTAATAAATTGATACGTTTAAAATGGCTGACAATTCGAACCTTATACGTAATAATCGCATCTCGTTTTTGACTTTCCTGATTTAGCCAGTATCCGTTGTCTTTGCCTTCTTCACCTTCCTCTTGTTTAAAATATTCATTATAGTCTCTCATTGCATTTCTCATCTTTCGGAGCTTGTCATTCATCGAGACAATGTTAAGTTTAATCATTTTCTCAGGAGCCTGGCATGGGACAGTCGCCGAAATCACAAAGTCTCGGTCAGAAGGTCCAAAAACAGTCTTAGGAAACTTCAGTTCAAAGATTCTCTCCACGAAAGCTCCGAGCTTCGCGACAACAACGAGTTTTGAATAATATGTCGGATTGAAGATGAGTGCAACATAGACATTTCCAACAATTCTGCCAGTTGCCAAGCCCTGTCTAATTTCTGTATCTTTTCTTGTATCCTCAAGTGTGATTTGTTCATAGACTGGCAGACCTTCACTCAATGAAGCACACATCTGTTCAAAAAGATGAGACACATAGTCTTGAAACATAGGATCAATGGCAATGGCTCCTTTATCGATATGACACACAAGGCGTTTTTCATTATTTCTGCGGGCGGCACGTATATCAAAGGGGCTCAATTCAATATCAAGATCAGGCGTTTCAAGTTGTGTTCCAGTCAAGAAGGCAACAGCGGATCCTCCTGTAATAATAAAAGGAATCTCTTGGACAGGAAAGGTGTCATTTTTGAAATCCAATGACCGTATTATATCTAAAAAGATTCTGGAAGATTGATTAAGCCCATAAATAAACAGTTCGCGTTTTATACTTATGAAACTTGGGTTTGTGACGAGAACTATGGCTCCATCTTGGCTTCCGCTTGCGACAAGGGTCGCCTCAACTTCTTCTTTTGAAGGAAAGTGGGCCTGTGCCATACTCTGCTATTTTTGATAAATAAAATAAAAACTCCGAATATAAGGAATGTCAACGATTGCCACAGGAACTTCCTCGCACCTGAATACCCCCCGTCGCTCTTATATTACGACGACGACCTTCCAGAATGACATCTTTGCCTACACGACGTCATTCAGCTACACGACGATGACGACGACGGGCACTCTGACGTCTCTGGCTACGGTTGGCACTGCGACGGCGGCGAACTGCAAGGCTGGCACTGTTTTAAGAGAGAACGGCAAGAAGCTCTACCCGCCTGGCATGGTTACGGCGAATAGCACCACGTTTAACGGTGCACCGAATCCTGGCATCACGACCTACATGGTGGGTGTCTATGACCCGAACACCTTCCTCAGCGGCTTCATTGACCCGAACTCCAAGCTCTTTGCCATCTACAACAGCGACAAGCCTGAGTATGTCCCGCGTGGCATCAACGCTAACGGCAATGCTGAGATCGACCAGGGTGCCCCTGTTTACACGATCGGCTCGATCACGGGCAACTCTGTTACGGCTACGACGACAGTGACGGCTGGCACGGGCGTTGTTGCGACGGCAGGCCAGATTCGTGCGGCGACAGTAACGGCTCTCACTGCCATCAGTGTTAGCACTGGTTCCGCGACGATTGATCGTGTGATCGATCCTTCTTTGGGCCAGGTATTTACGCTGTCAGTGACAGCAACGGGCGGAACAAATGCTCTGACGATTAGCTCATCATCAACACCTGCCGCAGGTTCAGTTGTATATCTTATTATTGCAACAAGTGGCACCCACACCACTGCGATGACAGCAACTGAAGGAACAAATGTTCAGATGAATACAATTGCTCTTGGAACGGTAGCGTCTAAATATTTTGGAATCACTTTTGTCAGTGACGGCACCCAGCTTGTTCAGGTTGGCTCAAGTGCCGCTGCTACTGCCGAGTAATAACTTTCATTACATGATTTACAAAATCACTAAATGAAATACCAAATAAAGGTCTAAACCCCCAATCCTACTAAACCCCAATGAGGCCTGCACTGATCCTCTATGGTCCCGCGGGAACAGGAAAGACAACCTGGATTAAACAAGAAGCAAAACTCCGTAACTACCGCCTCTTTCGCTGGAATGTGCGTAATGACAGAAGTCTAAGAGAAGGCCGTGAAGTTCTACACGCCCAGGTGAGAAGCCAAGAAAAGACTCTCATCTGGATCGAAGGGGCAGATGACCTCACGCAGGAAGCCCAGGCATTCATGCGTCGTATTCTTGATACGAGAAGTCAGGATGTTCATTGTATTTTGGAGGTGAGAGATCCATCAAAACTCTCAGCCCCTGTTTTGTCTCGTTGCTCCCTGCAACGCATTGGCACCGAGATTTCTTTTCGTAAGACAGCTCTACTGGGAAAGGCCACAGCTCTCAAGATTATCGGTGAGCCTGACACGGACTTTCCAACGACATTTGAGGGGCTTATTACGTATAAACTCAAGGGCAAGGATCCTGTATCTCTTCTACAGCACTTGATTAAGACACGCAATAATGATCTGAATGGACGAGAGGCATTGAGGCGATGGGCCTCGGGGCATTCTGTCTGGCTCCAAATTGCATGGCTTCTGTCACTCTAAGCCTCTTCAGGCACAGGCACAACTCTAGCCTTTCTATAGTGTTTACGTTCCACTTCTATCTCATCATCGGGTATATCTTCCTCTTCTTGTTTAGTTTCAGGTTCTTCTTTTGCTTTTTCTTTCTCTTCGGTTGAATCGACGTCAACCGACATATCTAGGTTTTTACCGCAACATCTGCAACGAACCTTTTTGTGATTTATTGCCGCATAAATAGCACCTCCCATAGATACTAAAAATCCGAACACTCCTAAAATGCCACCCGTTTCGGAGTTCATCCTTCTAGTGCTGCGGTTATTTTCCAAGTCCAAAGAACGAATGAATCTTTAGACATGGATTCCGATAGCATTGGCGTATATGGAGAGGCCAAGGCTGAATACACGAGACAGCTTTGTATCTTTTTAGTTCCGGCACTGGAAACCTATTTCCTGGATCTTCTGGCTGAAACGAAGGAGGCCGAGAAGAATCCTCAGCGTGTTCTGTGGGTCTTTCAGGATTCTCTGAAGCAATTTCCTGAGTGGAACATTGACAAGGTCGCGAAGCAGACAGAGAAGGTGATTACGTCGACGAAGTGTGATTACTTGGAGGAGATTCTAACAGCTGTCTTTATTGCACACACGAAGGTTCTCTCGGCGATTCGCTTGACTAGCAAGCAGAAGAAGCTCCAGATCACTATACCGAAGCTGGATCACTTTCTCCACAGAACGATGTCGGAGTGTGCACGTCTTTTGTGGTCAAATGCCTATCTCTTCTCGGAGACTGGCACATCGATTGATAGACAGAAGAATCTCAGACAGGTTGAGCAGCTTCTTCATGAGGGTGTTCTTCAAAGCATAAGGGGTATGCTGCCTGTCAAGAGCATTCTGAAGGAGTATTTAGCTGATGATGGAGATGAAGATGCTCCTGTGACCACTGCTGCCGCTACCACTGCAGCTGAGGAAAAGGAAGAGGAGTCTATCCCGCCTGTCATACCTGAGTCGTTTATTCAGGACTTGTCAGGTTCTACTATACCTCCCGCGGCTCCTGAGCCTGAACCTGTGCCTGTGTCTGTCCCTAAGGAAGAACCGAAAGAGGAAGTTGTTCCTGTTGCAGCTCCTGTAACACCCACTATTGTCGTCGACACGGAGCCTGCAAAGGTGAGTTTTACGTCCATGGACACCTTCTTTGATTCTCGCAATCCGAGCCAGAATAGCATTCATGAGCCTGTTATCAAGACGGATGAGGATGAGGATGACGATGCCGGTGTAACAAGCCTCGAGATCAGCAATGATCCTCCTGAGCCGGTTGATGACTATGAGAATTTGGAGGAGGCGGAGGCATTGCCGATAGATGAGTTTGAAACGCTTTAACTTTTTTCCAGTCAGCCGCCAGAGAAGTATCCCGGATGAACTCGTCTACTTTATATGGAATGGCTCTTGGCGGTCTTGTAATTGCAACTCTCGGTGGAATCAGCGAGTATATGAAAGAGAAGGAAATCCCTGGACCGAAGACAGTGATCCGTGATTTTATCATTGGAGTTGTTCTTGTTGGTTGCATTCTTCAGATTGTTCCTGATTCTATGACAACTCTTATGGATTCTCTGCCTTCGCTGAAGGGTCTTTCAGAGTCAATGCCTACTATGTCAGCTATGACAGGTGGGTCTGTAGAACCTGAGCTGCAAGTTGGCCCCGCGAGGTTTTAGGTGGCAAAATTGAATCATTTTATCGCTAACAAGGTTGGCATAGAAATGGATCAGGCTTCTGTTCTTGTTGCTTGTGCTTGTCTTATCGTCTCGGCTTTCTTTACAAGCAAGTATCTCGTTCCCCTTGCGAGGCCTATGAAGGTCGAGGAGCTCTTTGAGGTTGAGGATGTAGAAGAGCAGGAGCAGGATGAGGATCAGGATGAGGATCAGGATGAGGATCAGGATGAGGATCAGGATGAGGATCAGGATGATGTGCCTCTACTCGACGGTGAGCTTTCTTCTGGTGAAGTCGCAGACGATGAGATGCCTCCCAGTGACATGCCACCTCTTGAGGATGATTGTGAGTGGATTACAAAGGAGGAGTTTGACGCAGTTACGATCGAGAACACGAAGGCGGTTCTTTCAAAGATTGACGAGTATCACAATGCAATGGCAAAGGCTCTTGACGAGAAGTATAATGATATTCTATCAAAGTCGATTGATGACAAGGTCGATCATCTGCGAAAGGAGCTGAATTCATCTATTGAGATCGACATTATGGATGCATCCATCCAGCTCGAGGAGAAGATCATGAAGAATATCAAGGAGTGGTTCGTTCCTCTGCACGCCAAGAAGGAGCTTGATACGAAGCATTTTCAGGGGTGGAAGGGCGATGCTGCACTTGATGCTACAAAGATTCAGATTGCAATCAAGAATACTACTTACAATAGCTATGAGGAGAATGATGCGTGGGTCGATGTAACTAGCAACTCAGAAGACTCCGTCAAGTATCGCGATTCTCTTCTTGGACTCCATGACAATGGTTCCTGGATTTGTAATACAAGCGATGATAAGAATAATGCATCTCTTTCAAAGAGATATGTTACTCTTGGGTGGAATCATTCGGTAAACATCAGTGTTGTAATTAATAATATGCCTCTTGCTGCTGGAATGAATGAAGTTGACATTAAGAATAAGGCAGGGGATATACTAAAGAAACTCATTAACTCGGTTGTATGGAAGCGTGTTCTTATCCCCATTCAGACGAACAACGCGTAGACCTTCTGATCCTTCTCAACTGAACCCTTAAACTTAAAACACTCAAAAATCGGTTTTCTAATTTGGTGAGACGGAATGGCTCCGTGAACCTGGGCTGCAATGACCTTATATAAATCAAAATCAGGATATCTCTCATCACCATTTGCGTCAATAAGAACATTGTGGCCATCATCACAGAGAAGCCAGGACCACAGTAAATTATAAAGATCTGATTCTGTCTCCTTTACAACCAGGCCTTCCTCCTTGCTGAGGATCGCCCCATTTTTTCTCTTGGGCGGCGGTTCAGGAAACAGAGAGTGAAACAGACCTACCGTGAATCGTGAGAGATCAAATGATGGATTGGGATATACATCATCCATTTCTGTATCCTCCGTTCTCAGGTCACCAAAGCAATACTGATCACCTGCATCGTTGCCCTCTCTGAAATCATCGCTGTAGAAGGTCGTCTCATTAATCTTGAAAATGGAGCGGCCGAAATCAATAATCTTGAAGATTTTTCCAAAAGTCGGAACCATAAAGACTGTTCCATCGATCGACTTGTAATATAAATACTCCTTATCGGTTCTCTCCCAGACAATGTTGTTCGTGTGAAGATCATTGTGTGTGAAGCCAAAGATACGTTGAGCAACTGTTAGAGCTGCGATGACCTGGAAGATCCATGCTGTCCAGATCGCATCCCACTCATCAGAACCAGGCTCGCAGCCAAGCTCTTCATAATTGTCTAGAAGAGCATCCATTGTGTCTTCACTTGACTCTGTAAAAATCATCATGACAGGAAACTTCTTGACTTCTGCGAAAATCTCTACGTCGGAGTTTGAGTCATCTGACTCTTCATCTTCATCTTCTTCTGACGGTTCAGAACCAGAAATCGTTTCAATATCATCGTCTGAGAGTGACTGGATGGATCCGATTGTGCCCTTCACATATGATCCTGTATCGGGTAAATCATCAAGGCATTCTTCTGAGTCAGAATCATTAAGGTCCAAATCATTCGGCACATCGAGAATTGCAGTCTTTACATCCTCGGGCAATGAATCATCAAAGCTGAGTTTAAAGATGCCCTTCTCTTGGCCTGCCCAGAACCATCTGCAGTGGCGATAAGACATGTAGCTATCCGAGATATTGTAGGCATATCTATCGGCCTCGACAGAAAAGGCTCCATAGAAGGCGTGAAAGTGGGGTGAGATGTTTTCTTCTCTGAGTTTTCCAAGTGAATAGGCGGCGAGGGCTTCAATATAGGCCTGATTCATAGGATCAGAAAGCTTCTCTTTAATCGACTCCTCATCATACTTACCCTGAATCCATTGAACAGGATCGAGAAGGTGCGTTATTTTGCGGAAACCAGAAACATCTTGAACTTCGAGACCCTGAGTCGGCCCATTGCTTTCAATCGTGAGGCGAATACGACCAGAACTTGAGTTGGAGAGAGCAACGCCCGATGAAATCACACGTTTCCGGTGGTCCAGCCAAAGAGAAGTTTTAGGATTTAGTTTGAGTCCTGTAAGAATACTCAAACCGGGATAGAAGGTATTTGGATTTCTAAATCCTGAAAGATCTTCAAGGCTCTTTGAAAGAGGAACTGAGACATATGTGGGTTTCTGTAACACCGAACCTTTGAGTTCAGGGGCCTCCATTCTTGCTGTTCCTAAGAAGTATCTGCTGCGTTCATTGACGCACGAAATTCTTTTCTCATTCCCTTAGAATGTCAGTAACACCAGCTCTCAACGTAAGTCTGAAGAAGTTCGACATGAAACGTATCCCCCAGGACGCCGTGGCGATTTTCATTGGCAGACGACGCACGGGTAAGTCCACGCTTGTTCGTGATCTGCTCTATCATCACCAGGATATGCCTCTTGGAACGGTTATTTCAGGCACAGAAGAGTCAAACAGTTTCTACAGCAAGATGATTCCTCCGTTGTTCATTCACAGCGAGTTCAGCCCTCTCATTCTGGCCAACTTCTGCAAGCGTCAGAAGATGATGATGGCAAGAATTCAAGCTGAACTTTCTGAGGGCAAGAAGTCACAGATTGATCCGCGTTCATTTATGATTCTCGACGACTGTATGTATGACGACTCCTGGACACACGACAAGAACATTCGTTATCTTTTCATGAACGGTCGTTGGCTCAAAGTGTTCTTTTTGATTACTATGCAGTATCCGCTGGGTATTCAGCCGGCTCTGAGAACGAATGTGGACTTTGTGTTTATTCTGCGTGAACCTTATCTGACAAACAGACAGCGTATCTTTAACAACTATGGATCGGCGTTTCCGAGCTTCGAGTTCTTCTGCCAGGTCATGGACCAGTGCACACAGAACTATGAGTGTCTCGTGATTGATAATACAAGCCAGTCAAATAAGATTGAGGATTGTATTTTCTGGTATAAGGCGGAAATGCACGGAGATTTCCGTATTGGAGCTCCAGAGTTCTGGGCTCACTCGGCGGCCCATTACAAGAAGAAGGATGACGATGATGATAATTATAATCCGAGTGATGCGAGAAAGCTGAAGGGGCCTCAGATTAATGTGCGGAAGTTTTAGAGGGTTCTAGTAGAATGTGGGCTGCCTTGATTATTCTGTTGGTTGCGTGTGCTCTTATGGTGTCGAGTTATGCGGTTGAAGGATTTGAGAATCCTCCTGGAATGTGTGGTGTAGATTTGGCCCCGTGCCCCCACTGCACTCGGTGCATGAATGGATACTGTCACAGTGATGCACAGCCTTCATTGCCTAGTTCCGGCCTTCCAGTGTTTCCTTAAATTCTGCTACTGAGTAGAATATGGCTCGCGGGTATGGCCTTTTTGGCCTTTTAAAAAATATCCTCAATAAAAAGAAAATGAAACGCGTTGGATACGGCATTGTGGGATTAGCTATGGTTTTATTAGGTATATTAATCATAGTTCCTTTTTTAAAGAGTGTGTTCCCGCAGCTCGATGGATATGTTGACTATTCAGCTGATGTTATAGCTGCTGCCCAGTCAAATAATGCAGATATACTTAAAAATCTAATGCTTTCTGGAACTGATGATACTATTAAGCAAGGAATCGATATTAATACTCAAGCTCTAGCAAAATTAACTGCAAATGATCCAAACGTTACTAATTTAAAAAATACAATTGAAATACAAAAAATGGGATTAAATGCTATTCTTGGAGACCAGACATCTGTTGATACGGTGAATAAGATTCTTACTGGGGCCAAATTACCTCCGTGGCAGCCTCCTCCTACGCCAGTTATACCTTCTGCAACACCTTCCGATGTTATAACATATATTAATGCAAACCAAGCTGCCCTTAATGCTACGATACAGCTTTCACCTTATTCATTGAAAAAGACTATAGCTGATTTTAACAAACCACCTGTAAGCCCTACTAATACTACTATGATTGGTATGTATACATTAGCCTATGCTGCGAAAATGGGAGACCCGAACGCAATTATAATCGTAAATAAGGCTCTCACTGTGGCTGGACTCCCACCATTTAAACCTGCTGCTGCCGCTGCCCCTGCTGCCGCTGCCCCTGCTGCCGCTGCCCCTGCTGCCGCCGCTGTTGCTCCTGCTGCCGCCGCTGTTGCTCCTGCTGCTGTCGCCGCTACTACAGGCCCTGTTCCTTCTCTTTCAGTCAACACAGCACGTCCCTCATCAACACTTGATATGTTGAAGGTAGCCTGCCAGAGTTTATTATCCGATGCCTCTGCCCCCCTTAAGTAATTTTCTCTTTTATAAAAAGAAAAGATGGCTCGTTCTGTTGGATATGGCGTTGTTGGCTTAGCAATGGTTTTACTCGGTATTCTTATCGTCGTCCCGTTCTTGAAGCGGACCTTCCCGCAGTATTATGATGGGTTCAGAAACCCCGCGGATGGATGCGGCGGTGTGACGTGCCCTGAGGGATCTTTCTGCCAGGGTGGCAATTGCATCCCTATCTATGTCGGCGGCGTCCCTGCTTAGTCGACCTTCTCAGAAGGCTTGGAAGCCTCCATCTTACGCTGAATGGCCAAGTCAGCAGGCCCTGAAAACATGCCACTAAACTCCGAGGCATCCGTTCCAAGTGAAGGAACAGATGCGTCTGATCCAGGCATCGTGGTGACCGTGCGGTTCTGCTTCCGGCCCGCCTCACGCTGCTCCCTCGTGAACTGCTCCTTCTGCTCCTCATTCTCCTTATACTTCTTCATGAGCGTATTGAGCTGCTCCTCGGCATACTCCTGCTCTCCGACCTCCGACGGCTTCGGGTCCCACGGCAGCCACTTACCGACCTGGCCAACATAGATGTTGTGGTCAGGGTCAGATTTCTGCAGCTTCTTAGCACGCATGTCAGCCTCCTCCTTCGTGCTGTAGGCACCACGGATCTTGAGGCCACGCACCGTCGTGCGGAAATTGTTCTTTGCATAGAAGTCGTCCTCAAGCTTAGCACCATTCTTGAACATGAAGTCATCAAAGTTCTCATTGAGCGTGGAGGCCAGCATCTCACGCTGATTCTTCTTTACGGTCTCCTGGAAGTCAGTGATAAACGGGTCAATGGACATCGTGGATTTCCGGCATTCGAGGGCCGCACCACTCAGATCAAGAGCATCGAGACGTGTCGCCTCAGCATCCAGCTTGGCATTGATGGTCTGGATCGACTTTACGAGGAACTGCTCGAGACTCTTGGTGCGAAGCTGGAACTCATACTGCTTGAGGAATGCATTGAAGAAGAACATATCCTTCCGGTTCAATACATTCTCGGGGCTGATGAAACTCAGAAGGCACCACTTCTGCGAGGAGATCTCAGGGTCGTCGGTTAAAAAGCTCTCCTTCTCGTCGTTAGGGGCAGACATTCTATACTTCAATAGAGCCTTTCTTTAGACGATTTTGCCGCACAAAAAATTTCTTAAGACCAAATATAGAAATCAAATGGACGTCTCTGAAGTTATCAACCGTGCCATCAAGTATTTGATCGAGGGCCTCGTTGTCGCGGGTGCGGCCATCTTCATCCCCCGGAAGAGCCTGCCGCTCGACGAGATCTCAACCCTTGCCCTCGTCGCCGCGGCCGTCTTCGCCGTGCTCGACCTCGTCTCCCCGTCCATCGGCGTGACGGCCCGCCAGGGTGCTGGCTTCGGTCTGGGTGCCAACCTCGTTGGCTTCCCGCGTGGCTTGTAAGCGTAGCGGACTCGTAAGCGTAGCGGACTCGTAAACATCGTGGACTTCTAAATAGTATCTCCTGAATGATTCCAAATCAACATAGAGATATTCCCAGCATAAAATAGAATGGCACAGATCAATCCTGGTGATCGCCTAAATGACTTTATACGGAAGCAGTCGTATTTTTCGGCGGGTCTCAGCACGCCTGTTGAAAAGAGAGCCAATTCATACTGGTATTGGCGTAATACGGGTCTGCCTGTCAATGTTCGCAGGGCCAACGGTCGCAGTGGTGCAAATGTCTCCATCTCGTCTAAGGCTGCACAGGCTGCGAGACGTGCAGGCCCTGGTGCTGGACCTGGTGCGGCTAGATCCATGTATGCTAAAATCAAGGGTGAACTTGATGCGGAGATTGGTGGATCTTGCCCTGCCATCGAGCCCGAGCAGCTTGACCTCATTGAGACGATGATCAAGGAGAGCATGGCGATTGGAGGGACTGCAGTCGAGATGTCTGGTGGTCGTCGCAGAACACGCAAACAGCGTGGTGGTGCGAAGTTATACGATGAACTCAAGCGTGTTCTGCGTATTCTCTGTATTTTGCCACAGGAAGTCGCCAAGCAGATCGATGATAGTAGTGCTGCAGCTCTAACGCCTGTTGGTGATGCCCTCATCGACCCCACTGTTGCTCCTGGTATTGCCAGAATGGTAAGAGAGCGTATATTTCCTGGTCTTCTCGCAGCGGGTCTCATTCGTGACTTGGGCACAAATGGTTCTTATACTGTAAGAATCATCAATGCCATTGTGAGCTGTATTGGATATTTCTTGAATCCTAGACTGACCGCTGGATGGTATGCTGGTTTCGTTGGTAACATAGCCTCGTTGGCCTATGGTTCTGGACCTACACTTGCTGGACTAGCGTTGGTTATCGCAATGAATTATGAGGGTGTTCGTGTCTTTCAGGGACTCTATACGAGGGCCATGGCTGCGTATGGAGCCGCCCCTACACAGGATCAGACTGCCGCTGCATTTGAAGGGACGGTTGTTCAGTATGTCCAGTATCTTTCTGCGAGGGCCCTCGTGAATTCTTACCCGAGACTTCCTCCACTCTTACAAGATCGTGTGATTCGTGGTGCTCCTCAACTCGCCGAGGAGGCGTTGGACCAGCAGCTCGCTGTCTACATGGCGGCTGTTCCTGCGGCTCAGGCTCCGAGACGCAGAGCTTCACAGGCTGCTATGGCTGCTATGCGTAATGGACCTCCTGGTGCAGGTGCGGGTGGACCCGCAGGTGGCTTCGCCAAAAGAAAGACTCGTCGCTCTAGACATTAATTCTAACAACTTTTGACGTATTGCCACCTCAGGTCGGCACAAATCTGCTGCCAGATCTTATCTTGACAAAAGAGTTTGTCCCTATTTTTCAAAATCGGAAAATTAGGGAGATATTCATCCAGTTCCAGCAGCTCGCAGAACTTATAGAGCACATAGGAATATGACAGGAAATTGCTGCGGCCAGAAGGACAGTGCTTCTGAAAGGAAGGCTGAATCTCAATAAACATGTGACGCAGCTTCTCTTCTGTCTCTCGTGTAATGACAGGTGCAGTCTTTCCATTAATACGATTCATAATATGTGCCGCGTGTTCATAATACTTGTTGAACTTTAGCTTCTTTAAAATTTCGCGAATCTTAGAAGTCTTGATATTACTAGTATCAGTAATTCTCTCCTTCTTGAGCTCCGTTATGATAGCAGTATAAACATCCTGAGGGATATCTGTGCTTTCCTTGGCCTGAATCTGGGCAAGCCATTCATTGAAGTGGTTAATACGCTTATAGGCGTAATAGGAGACTTCACGCGGCGGATCCTTATATGAGGGCTTATCGGAGTCGACCAGAATAAACTCCTGAAAGCCGCAGGTGGGACAGGTAAAGAGAGCCTCGTTCGCTGAGAAGATCATTTCATTCTGGCACTCCTCGCATTCACCATAAGGATCATCTATATTCTGACTGCTGCGTGCATGACTCGGATCAATCTTCTGTAAATACGTCTCGAGCAGCTTTTCCCTACGCATATCTTCACCTTGGGGTTGTGTCTGTGTTGGAGTCTTAGCATCCGAGGCTTGGTCTAGAACGGCAAAGATAGAACCTGGCTTTGACTTTAGAGGACGACTCACTTTTGACTCTAATCCTCTGCTAATCTTGTCCTGGATGTCGTAATACTGATACAGAATGTCTCCAGTCTCCAAATAATAGTCATAGATTGCAGATCCAGATTTCCGTTTCTTATACTCCTTCAATAAGTCCTGGAATTCCTTTTCAAGCTTTACTTTTTCAATATCATCTTGGCATGTTTTAATAGACTCTTTAAGACCCAAAAGATGGGCCTCAAGGGCCTCAACATTTTGTGATTCATCTACTAGTTTTGACAGATGAGAATGATGGATACTGTCAAGGGTTGTCCTTGCTTCAGGGTTACTTCTTTTTGTTGGCCTTATTTTGAAGAAGGGATCTGACATCTGTAAAGGTGGTCCCTACTTGGTGTTTAGATTCCGAAAAACAGAGGTCCCCGGTTGCGGGTTCGGATTTTTCTCTTGCCGCCAAAATTTTTTTCTCTGGCAAAGGTATAGACTAAAATGACTGGTGGTGGACTTATGCAGCTCGTCGCTTATGGTGCCCAGGACGTTTACCTGACGGGCAACCCGCAGATCACGTTTTTCAAGGTGGTTTACCGCCGCCACACGAACTTCGCCATGGAGTCCATCGAGAACCCGTTCAACGGTTCCCCTGGATTTGGCAAGACGGTCACGTGCACCATCCAGCGTAATGGTGACTTGATCTACCGCATGTACCTCCAGGCCACGCTCCCGAAGGTTCAGCTCCTCGCCGCGGACGGCTCTGGTGCCCAGTTCCGTTGGCTCAACTGGGCTGGCCACAACCTCGTCAAGGAGGTCGAGCTCCAGATCGGCGGCCAGCGTATCGACAAGCACTACGGCCAGTGGATGCACGTGTGGAATGAGCTCACCCAGGAGGCGGGCAAGCAGGCCGGCTATGCCAAGATGGTTGGCAACGTCCCGCAGCTCACGAACCTGATCGTCCAGGGCGGCGAGACCTGCGACGACGACTGTGCTGGTGGCGAGCCCAACACGTCCAACGAGATCGGCAACTGTGCTCCTGAGTACACGCTCTACATCCCGCTCCAGTTCTGGTTCTGCCGCAACCCTGGTCTGGCTCTGCCGCTGATCGCCCTCCAGTACCACGAGGTCCGCATCAACCTGATCTTCAACGACCTCCGCAACCTCTGCTTCGATGCGGCCCCGCAGAACTCCAACACGCACGTCATCCGCGACCGCGTTGCCTCAGCCAACCTCGTCGCCGCGTCCCTCTACGTCGACTACATCTACCTCGACACGGACGAGCGTCGCAAGTTCGCCCAGGTCAGCCACGAGTACCTGATCGACGTCCTCCAGTTCACGGGCGGCGAGTCCATCACGTCCTCCAGCAACAAGCTGAAGCTCAACTTCAACCACCCGTGCAAGGAGCTCGTGTGGGTTGTCCAGCGTGACTCCTACACGGCCTGCGACGATGCGACCAGCTTCACATGGAAGGGTCAGCAGCCGTTCAACTTCTCTGACTGGTGGGACCGGTCAGTCCTGGAGTCAGGCTACTCAGTTACGCGTGTCGAGGGCATGGCGGGCAAGAACCCGTGCGTCACGGCCCTGCTCCAGCTCAACGGCCACGACCGGTTCCAGGTTCGCGAGGGCCGCTATTTCAACGAGGTCCAGCCTTACCAGCACCACACCAACATCCCCGCCATCGGCATCAACGTCTACTCATTCGCCCTCCAGCCTGAGCAGCACCAGCCGAGCGGCACGTGCAACTTGTCCCGCATTGACAACACCACGCTGCTCCTCACGGTCACCAACAACACGGTGGGCACGACGAACACGGCCACGGTCTACGTCTATGCGACGAACTACAACGTGCTCCGCGTGATGTCTGGCATGGGCGGACTTGCTTACTCAAACTAAGCGTGAAACCACCCAGTGGTTTTACATCATATTATATTTTGGTTATTTATAGCTAAAGTATAAAAATTTAGATATTCTTAAGTCTCATTAGAATGAGTCTTGAGAAGCTCGAAGCTGAACTCAAAGAGAAGAAGGCAACTCTGGCCAGAACCACGCGTAAACTTGTGACGGGTGAGAATCCGAGATGGAGAAAGTTGCACAACAATATTGGTAGACTCGAGCACACGATTCAGAAGAAGGAATATACTCTGAAGCATCAGACTCGTAAGAATACCTATCAGCACATTACGGCGGGTCCTAGAACACCTACGAGGATGAGGCAATATGGATATCCTCTCGTCGGTCTTCTGACGGTCGCAGCTGTTGGTGGAGGTATCGCGTATTATGTAGGTAACAAGTAGGATGCCAGGATCAGCAGAAACGCGTAGATATAAGACAAATACGTTTTATCCCAAAAGCATGTATCCAAAGATGAATAAGACTCTTAGAAAGAGACTTAATAATATTGAGTTCGCGGTCGGAACAACCGCAGAAAAGGTCACGGCAGGTATGAATGCAACCATGGACTATCTTCAAACGAAAATAAAAAGAAACGAGACGAGAAGACATCATACGAAGATTGGTCTGGGTGTTCTAGGACTTGGTTTAGTGGCTGGGGCCGTTGCAATTGGGATCCTTGCTACTTCAAAAGCATAACTGTCGTCACAATTCCAAGAATAATAACTATACCTGCGAAGATAGCAAATGCTGTATAATTATCGGGCATGTCACAGCAGCAGTTGAAACTTTCATCCGCGTAAGGAAACGATTGAGCCCTTACACGAGTCAAAGGAGGTGCACCCTCATCAGGAATAATGATACGGAGCGATGATCGTCTGCAGATGGGACAATCAAAATCGCTTCTTCCAGAGGCTAGCCAGCTGTTCCAGCATGCAGGATGAACATGAAATGCACATCCGCATCGACGCAGCATTCTTCCATCAACAATTGGTTCACCAATGTCGTTTGTCAGCTCAAGGCAAAGGAAACAGGTGGGATCATTCTTTGTTAGTCCATCCAGGGAAGAGGTTGACGTAGAGGTTTTCATTTTATGCCAGTATGCCATACTTCATTTCTCTGGCTTTAAACATGTCAATTTTTGCCGTATCCTCTACAAACACCATCAGAGGACCATCATAGCTCGAAAAGGGTTGAGATCCTGAAGTTGTTTGTTCCTGGTTCAGCATCTCAAGAACTGCAGCAATTCTACGTTCAATGGGTCTTCCTTTGAGTGTCTGGCTGACTCGTTTCCATTTCCATTCGAATTGTAGAGCGGCTCGTGAATCAGGAAATCCGACCACATGGCACACACGATTCCATCCTGTGCCTCTTGATGTGGCTCTCGCCCCACCCTTGATCTCACCGTTGTGTTGTCTCAGACGTCGATCAACATCTACAGATGAGCCGATATAGGTGGAACCTGTTGCAGACTCAAGGCAGTAACACATCCATGGTTTCTCCATTACGATCTCTGTGTATAGAGAACAAAGCAAAGTGCGTAAAGAGACACAGTAAGTGAGGAGACAGTTACATGAGCAGGAAGTTCTTTAAGGAAAGCAGCCAGAAGAGTCGTGCCAATCATCATGAGAGCATCGGAAACCAGGATCTTTGCACCGTTTTCCTTTGCATAGTCGCCGAATACATCAATCATCTTATTTTCTCCCTTGGGCATCTGAGTGATGACAGCAAGAAAGAAAAAGACATCATGGCACAGTTGAAAGAGAACAACGACGGCCACGAAAAACAGCAAAGAGTTCTTTAAACCAAGTCCAGTATATAAATACCGAGCTGCCGTGACACCGATGATGAGACTTAGGATATCTGCAGCCGCTGCAAGAAATCCGAATTTCTCATACCAGTCGTTTAGGGCCTTGACTTTAAAGATTGGATCGGAACCAGGATACCGAGCCAAAAAGATCACAATAAGATCAACTACAACCGCAGCTGTGATTATATAAAGATAGTCTCCTGTCTTTTTATAATCAAAGATGTTCATCTCTACTATTACCAACGTTTAGCACAATGTGCAGAATGACCCCCAGGACAATAGTCCTCTTCTTTGAATCCCTCTTCAGACCGACAGCACAAGGGATTATGATTATCTTTTGCGTCGGGCAAACGTTCACCCGTTTCCACACTGTGATACTGTGAGCAGTATTTCTTGCCGCAGTCCCAGCACCAGGAACGACCGCATCCGAGGTCCTTGTGAAATTGATTCTTGGAATCTAAGCCACATGCAAAAATATAAGAACAGGCATTGTCCTTCAAGCACCATCGTTTACACCAAGGACACTGTTTGGCATCCGTAGTTCCTTCCTCTTTCATCGTAATCTACTAAACGTCATCAAAACAAAGGCAAGTAAAAATCCGCCCAGGACTTCCAACAGTTTCACAGAGGTATGTTCTAAACTATTCCCTTTTCTATAGGTCAATTGAAAGAGATAGAAACGAATATTAAGTGCATATTGAATAATATGCCATCCTACACCCAATGCTAGAATGACAGGATAGAAATATCCTATAACTCCTGATGAAAAATGAATAAGTGTATAGATGACTGGGATACACCAGACGGTCATACTATTTTAGTTCTTTCTTGTTTTGCGATTGCGGCGTGACTTTCTATTTTGCTTCAGCTTCATTGTTGGGGGCGACTTATTATTTTTATTATTTTTATTATTTTTCTTAATATTCTTAACAGGCATCATAGGCATCTTCATCTTAGGAACGGGCCTCGGGACATTATACTCATTCTCGTTCGGCATATTGCCTATAGCGGGAAGATTATTTAGACGCGGGCTCGTTATATTGGGAGATGTATTACGATTACCCGTTCCATATCTCTTAACATTATTCTTAACTTTCTCTACATTCACTTCATAGAGCCCCATAACATCTGCATTTGTGAGAGTGTTATTTAAACTCATTCTTTTATAGAAAGAGAAATGAATTCACGTATTGAAACAACGTATGATGAATATATTCATGATCACTTACTTATTGGAAATCCTCCTAGAATAACGAATCGCAAAATGAATGTTGAGGCAGTGATTACCGAGTTTGATCGGATCATTACTACGGACAGGCCGCGTCTAGAACAAATTAAGCAAGATTTTGGAAATGTTGGTAAAGAGTATTTTCTTGCGGGCGAATACAAAAAAGCAGCCGAACAATATCGTTACGCACTTGAACTTATTTCCGATTACATTGATGAAAAAGTAAAAGAGTTACCTGAGGGGACTTATTGGAAAGAAAGTATGTTTGTTCCTTTACGAAAGCTAGGAGGTTCACGAACCCGTAGATCCAAATCCACCCGATCCACGCGACGTCTCAGGAAGCGACTCCACTAGACGCACCTCCTTGATGTGTCCCATGTCGGGAGCGAGAACCTGGAAGAGACGAATGCCGACTGCAAGTGTCGTAGGATACTTTGCAGCATCGAGACCACGAACAGCCCCCATGAGAGTGCCCCTATACGTGCGATCAATCACTCCGAGGCTGTTTACCTGGTGAACATTGCTCTTGAAGATGGATGAACGGGGAGCCAGCCAATAATGAACCTCCTCGCCGTCGCTTAGACGCACCATGCGGGCCTTTACACCGAGGTCAAGGAGACAGATTGACTTCTCGGCAGTCAGCGTGGCCTCAGTGGCGACAAAGAGATCTACACCCGCGTTGTCATTGGAGCGATTCTCGGCGGCAATCTCAGAATACAGGGCCTTCGCTGACTCAGAAACAAGGAGCTCAAGACGATACATTTTCCACTGCTTACAATGGAGCCGCCCAGTTGCTCAAATTTACTGGTTTTTTGGCGATAAGAGCACTACAATCCTTCGTCCACAAGTTAGCAAGAATCCACGCATTTTCGTCAAAGTAGCGTATTGACGCAGGATTTAGCAAAGACCAGTCAACCATCTTATCACATGGACGCACCATAAAAAGACACCATTCATTTGTGAATGACGGCACAAAGACATGATAGGCTGCCAGTTCAAGGCTCTTAGAACCCTCCCATTCATACCGAAGCTCTCGTGTGAGACACTCAAGAGTTGCTGTATTCCAGGGCAGAAATCCTCCAGCGTTAAACGTGATGACAGTTTGTGAATGTGTCCAACTTCTTGCAAGTTCGGTCAACTCATCCCAGAAGATCATATTCTTTTTATCCGCACAATCGGGATCTAGCAGATCAACCAAGATTACATCATATTGACGCTTTTGGCCTTGTAGAGACATAATATCTGCAATTTCGAGTTTTACACGCGGATCATGAAAACTCTGCGAGTTCCAGCTTGCATATTGACCCTGAAAGAGATAGACAAGCCGTGAATCCCAGTCAATCACTGTAACCTCTTTAACATCGGGCCATTTCAGAACTTCACGCAGAGCACATCCATCTCCACCGCCAAGAATACATACACTCGACCTTGAGACGGCATGGGCCATCGTAGGATGAACAAGCATTTCATGATAGATGTATTCATCTTTGAGAGCGAGTTGAAGACAACCATCAATATACAGCATCTCTCCAAACAGTTTGCTTGGGACAATCTCAATGACGGCTCGATCGGAGTTGTATGTCTTTACAGGCCCAGTTAGTTCGTAAGATCTGCGAATACTATTCTCAGATTCTATAAACAGACTCATTCTTATTTATATAACGCGTTTTTCCTTTAGTCTGTCTAAAGTGAAGGCTATATGACCACTAGATGGATATTCAAAAACTCAAAGACTGTCTAGATGCTGCGGGCAGAGAGGAACTCGGTATTCCAATTGTAAATCAGTCAATTGGAAACGAGGTCTTTAAAATAACTGACTGGACGACGAGCACACATAAGCAGGTCTGGTTTGTGGTCGCAAATGGTAAGGAACTCCGTAAACAGATTCCTCCCAATCTTCGATGCCGTATTCTACCGCTTTCACCTGATTCAGTTATGCCGCTCCTTAAACGTGGCCCTTTTGACTCACTACTGATTCCTGTGCATGGGTTTCTCTATAATGACCCAAATCTGACGTTGAATGACTTCTGGGCTGCACGTGGTTGTTACAAGAAGTGTGAAGGCTTTGTGGATCCTGGATGGACTCTTTGGTTCTGGACCTCAAATCGAAAGCCTCTGCGTTTCTTTGGACTCTGCCACCATCATGCTGTTCTTTGGGACATGAAGCAGATTTTGAGACCTCTTGGTATTCAGCTTGATTTTACGTGGTTATCGGATGGGCGGCCGCCTGTCAATGAGGCGACAGCGAGATCAGAGCCTCCGTTTTTTAGCAGCAATGATCTTTATAAGACGGATCCGAGGGCTCTGTTACCCGATACATTCAAAGAGCGTATTCTTGGTCTCAAATATGACGCAGTAATTACATCTCATTCCATCATTACAGCGTATAGGCTCAAGGATCTGGGACTTCCTCTCATTCATGTAAACTCTACGCGGTTCGGAAATGAATGGATTCAGGACGCCAAGAAACACGGATTTCTTGTCCAGGAAATCCAGAAACTCCTGGATTCTCGCCAGCTGACAGTTGTCCATAACAATCGTGGAGATCAGCAGTATTTTAGAGAACATTTTGCCTGTGGGCCACAGCAGGAAGTTTACTGTCCATCGTTGTGTGAGTCAGTCTATAGGTTTCGTCTTTCACCGCCTCAGAACCAGAAGTTTCTGATTTGGGACACACGTCAAGTTCTTCTTCAGGAAAAGGGCTCACCGTTTATGAAGAAGTTGTATTATAGTCTCCAGGTCGACTCGCAGGCCATTCTTCTAGCAGAGAAGCAGGCCTATCTTCCTGAGGGATTTCTTGATGACTATACCGCAGTGATTCATATTCCGTATAATATCAGCACGATGTCTATCTTCCAACAGACACGTGCAAATATTCCTGTGTGGGTTCCGAGCCAGAAACTTCTCGCAGAACTCTGGGCTGATTCGAAGGAACCCAATGAACTTTCTTGGACGATTTTTAAGGAAGGTTCTGAGAACCAGAAACATATAACTTCCTGGGACAAGGCGAGGGCTCCTGAAACAACACAGAGATGGGCTTCACTCGCAGACTTTTATTATGGAACAATGGGTTGTGTCTTGGAGTTTGATTCTATCGACGATTTACAGGCTCGTCTCCGAACAACGGATTATGAAGCTGTTATGAAAGAGTCAGAAGCAACACAACAACAAAAACGTGAAGAGATCTTTGCATTGTGGGAGCAGGTCACTCAGCGTCTTTGAGTCTTTGTTTTTTTACTTCTGCGATTCTTACGCTTTGTCTTACGTCTACCTCCTAGCAGTCGCATTCCAAGAATTGTTAGTGTAGGCTTCTGAAAACCGAGACGATTCATTGCGACATTTCCCAAAATACCAAAAGCTCCATTTGGATTTAATGCATATTGATAAAATGCAGGATGACGAACATATACGTTATATGTATCTCCTCCTGTAGGATTACTAGGACCAATGTCATGGTCCCAACAGGCAGGAGGATTCTTACCAAAAAGCAGGTGTCCTTCTGCTGTGAGTGTCAGTTTTCCTGTCGTGAGGCCACGCTCCCAGTTTGCAATATCTCGGCACTGGCACAGAATAGGAACTCCGTCGACATCAACAGGAGGTTGATGAACAAGCGTCATGCGTTGAACCATTGTTTTCTTATAGGGACCCCATACCTCGGGCGGAAATTGTTGAATATAGGCTTGAATTGCAGGAGACGGTGAAAACAGTTGTGAGAGAGGATCGACTTTCATGGGCCCCTTTGTTGCATTTATTCCTGCACCTTGACCCGTAATAACGTGTTCATCTGAAGATACATAGCCACGCCAAGTCCACGTGCCCATTCCTACTTGGATCTAAAGATTTAGCCCTACCCTAAAATTGAGGGCTAAACACCCAATTCTAAAAACCATATAAGGAAGAGAATGCCCGCAGGTTTAGTCAGGCCGAGCTCTGAAATTGAACCCATTGTCGGAATTCAATTTGGGATCTTCAGCCCAGATGAAATTGAACGACGCTCTGTGGTCGAAATTACAACCCACACAACCTATGAGGGATCCGAGCCGAAAATTGGTGGGCTCTTTGATCCTCGCATGGGTATCCTAGACAATGGCAAGACATGCCGCTCATGCGGTCAGACAAATCACAACTGCCCGGGTCATTTTGGTCACTACAGACTTGCACGCCCTGTGTATTACATCCAGTTCTTTCCGATTATTTTGAATATTTTGAGTTGCGTCTGCATTCGCTGCTCAAAACTCCTCGTGGACAAGGAGCAACGCAAGGGAATTCTTAAGCGTCGCGGTGAGGCGAGGTGGCGTGATATTATGAATGCCTCTGCATCTATTGGTCGGTGTGGCCAGGAGGCCGAGGATGGTTGCGGCACGAGGCAGCCCAATCGCTATCTGCGTGAGGGCATTGCTCGTATCGTTGCCGAGTGGGAGAACATGGAGGGCCCCGCGGCTGGAAAGGAGGGCACGAAGCAGCGTCAGATTCTTGAGGTAGAGTATGTTCTGCGACTCTTTCGTCGTATCACTGACGAGGATGTTGATTTCATGGGCCTCAGTCGTTTCTGGTGCCGTCCCGATTGGATGATCTGCACGGTCATGCCGATTCCGCCCCCGCAGGTGCGTCCTTCCGTGATTCAGGACAACAACCAGCGTTCAGAGGATGACTTGACGCACAAGTTGTTCGATATTATCAAGACAAACCAGACTCTCCAGGCCAAGATTGACGCAAATGCTCCGAAGAACATCGTGGATGAGTATACCAATGTTCTTCAGTATCACATTGCGACTCTTGTAGACAACCAGATTCCTGGTGTAGCTCCTTCAGCCCAGCGTTCAGGTCGTCCGCTAAAGTCGATTCAGCAGCGTCTGGGATCCAAGGAGGGTCGTATTCGTTACAATATTCAGGGTAAGCGTGTGGAGTTTTCCGCACGTTCAGTCATCACGCCTGACCCGAACCTGAGTATCGGTGAGCTCGGTGTTCCCATCAAGATTGCGATGAATCTTACGGTGCCTGAGCGTGTGACGATCTATAACAAGGAGCAGATGTATAAGCTGATTCAGAATGGTGCTGATACGTATCCTGGTGCAAAGACAATTGTGTATCCTGATGGACGCATGGTGTCCCTGAAGCACGTGAACCGCAAGGAGATTGTGTTGCATTTGGGTGATATAGTCAACCGCCACTTGGCCGATGGCGACATCATTCTCTTTAACCGACAGCCGACACTTCACAGAATGTCGATGATGGCTCACAGGGCCAAGGTTCTGCCGTTCAACACGTTCCGTCTGAATGTATCCGTCACGGCACCTTACAATGCAGATTTTGATGGTGATGAAATGAATGCCCACATTCCGCAGAGTTATGAGGCGTCGACGGAGCTCGCTGAGATTGCGGCGGTTCCGTTCCAGATCATCTCGCCGAGAAACGGCAAACCTGTCATTGGTATTGTTCAGGATACTCTTGTGGGCTCCTACCGTATTACGAGACCCTCAGTTGAGTTCAATCGCAAGGAGTATATGAATCTAATGATGTGGAACAAGCGGTTCGAGGGTAACATTCCTGAGCCGAAGCAGGGTGGCAAGTGGACGGGTCAGCAGGTCATCTCACAGCTCATGCCACCGATCAATATGGACATGGCCAACGATTCGTATAAGGATGACAAGGTGCCTGAGAACTTTGTAAAGATTCGCGAGGGCGAGGTCAGTCAGGGCATCTTTGACAAGTCGATCTTTGCGAAGCCGTCGAAGGGCATTGTTCACGTGACCTACAATGATTATGGCCCGAAGGACACAGTGAATCTGATTGACTCTCTTCAGAACACGATTGAGCAGTTCCTTGTCTACAATGGTTTCTCAGTTGGTATCAGCGACTTGGTAGCCGATCAGAAGACCAAGGAGGAGATTGAGGCAAAGATTCAGAAGAAGCGTAAGGAGATTGAGGACATCTGTCTTCAGGTTCACTTGGATCTCTTTGACAACAACACGGGTAAGTCGAACCAGGAGGAATTCGAGAGCCGCGTCATTGGCTCTCTGAACAAGGCCACGGAGGAGGCAGGTAAGACAGGTCTTGGATCTCTGGCGATTGAGAACCGTTTGATTGCGATGGTCAAGGCGGGTTCGAAGGGCTCCACGATTAACATTGCACAGATGATGGCGTGTGTGGGGCAGCAGGCTCCTGAGGGTCGTCGTATTCCGTATGGCTTTTCGGACAGGACACTGCCGCATTACAAGAAGTATGATGACGGTGCGGAGGCTCGTGGATTTGTTCAGTCTTCGTTCATCAAGGGTCTGACACCACAGGAGTTCTTCTTTCACGCGATGTCAGGTCGTGAGGGTCTTATTGATACAGCTGTTAAGACAGCTGATACAGGTTATATTCAGAGGCAGCTGGTGAAGGCCATGGAGGATCTGACGGTGCAGTATGATGGCTCTGTTCGTGATGCTCGTGGCAACATTGTCCAGTTTCACTATGGTGAGGACGGTGTGAACTCGACGAAGATTGAGTCGGCGAGCTTGAATCTACCGAAGCTGACGGAGGATGATATTCGTCGCGAGTATGGTCTACAGGGTGCTGAGCTCCCTCTGAATGATGGTGTTGTTCGTGAGGATGACGCTGAGCTCCTCCTGAGATATGTCGACCAGATTCTAAATGACAGGAGAATGTTGGTGGATAAGGTGTATCGTGGTAAGATGGATGGTTCACTCTTCGCTCCTGTGAATTTGGAGAGGGCTCTTCTGAATCTGAAGGTGCGGTTCAATCTGCAGCCTGGTCAGAAGACTGATCTGACACCTGCCTATGTTCTCCAGGGACTCGATAAGGTCATTCAGAGGACACAGGCATATCACGGACTCTGGACTGCTCTTGTTCGGTTTCACTGTGCTCCTCACAAGCTCATTGTGGCGGAGCGGTTTACGAAGATTGCATTTGACACACTCTGCGAGCTTCTTGTAACGAAGAACTGGCAGGCGTGGGCTCAGCCTGGTGAGCTTGTAGGTATTATCGCGGCTCAGTCCATTGGTGAGCCGTCAACGCAGATGACACTCAATACGTTCCACTTGGCTGGTGTAGCTGCAAAGTCGAACATGACTCGAGGTGTTCCCCGTCTGAAGGAGCTGCTGAAGGTCACACAGAATCCGAAGGCCACGAGCTTGACGGTGTTTCTGAGGCCCGAGTTCCGTGGAAAGAAGGAGAAGGCTCGAGAGGTCGCACAGGACCTGGAGCTCACACTCTTACGTGACATCACGGTCAAGGCGGCGATCTATTACGATCCGAGGGACGATGAGACGATTCTGCCTGAGGACAGGGATCTTCTGAAGTTCTACAAGCTGTTTGAGGAGCCGCAGCCCGCCGCTGCAGATGAGACTTCGCACTGGAGCAAGTGGATCCTTCGCCTAGAGATTGACAGGGAGCGTCTCTTTAACAAGAACATTACGATGGACGACATTGCCTTTGTTCTCGATAACAGTTTCCAGGATGAGATCAAGACAGTCTACACGGACTTCAATGCGACGAAGCTCGTGATGCGTGTTCGTGTCTCGATGAAGGACGATCCTCTCGATGATCTGAGCAATCTGAAGAAGTTCCAGAACAAGATTCTCAACAGTGTCGTGATTCGTGGCGTGCCTGGCATCAAGGCTGTCACGTTCCGCAAGGAGGAGGAGTATGTTGAGAATGTTGACGGTGAGTATAAGGCCGTTCAGCAGTATGTGCTAGATACGGACGGCAGCAATTTCCTGGAGGTCATGAACCATCCTGCAGTCGATGGCACGCGTCTCATCAGCACTCACGTCCACGATATCTACGAGAACCTGGGTATTGAGGCGACGAGACAGATTCTGCTGAATGAGATTTCAGAGTTGTTTGAGGAGGCAGGTGTGAATTCTCGTCACTTGGGTCTTCTGTGCGACGTTATGACACGTGCGGGCCGTCTCATGTCGGTTGACCGCTATGGTATCAACAAGAATGACATTGGTCCTCTGGCGAAGGCGTCATTCGAGGAGACGGAGAAGATTCTGTTGAAGGCGGCTCTGTTTGGTGAGATTGACCCGATCACGGGTGTTTCAGCGAACATTATGATGGGTCAGCCGATTCGTGGTGGCACAAGTTTCAGTCAGATTCTGTTGGATGAGGCGGCCCTGCAGCGTCTTATGGAGGGCCTGCCGCCGCTTCCCGAGTCTGACCAGTATGAGGATGACGAGGCACCGACACAGGAGCAGGTGGATGCTGAGCTTTACAGGGATCCGAATGACGTCTGCTCATCCACGCAGATGAGGATGAATGTGATGATGCCTCCTGCGGCTACATTGATGGAAGAGCCTGATATGGAGCTGCAGATTCTGGAGGGCGAATAAACACGTTCAAAGGGCTAAACAACAAACCCGAATTCTAGGTATGGACATCAGCGGGAATAAACCTCCTTGGGACTTAACCCTTTTTTTAGCGTCACCTGTCGTGGATGACGCACTACTCGAAACTCTCTCAAAAACCGAATTTGGCCCCGAATGGAAGGAAATCAATCATGACGAAATTAACCTGATAAAAAAACGCATTGAACCGCTGGAGGCGAATCACAGCTGGGAAACTCTGAAAAAGAAGACAAATCCTTATGAACTTGTCTATACACAGGAATCACAAGAATCACCTGCATCCATTTGTATTCTGAAGCCTCTGAGTCGGTCTTATTTTAAGATGATTGAGATGCTTCATGTTCTGAAATTCTTTGAAAAGTTGCCAAAGGCATCACAGAAAATTAGCTCAGCACATGTTGCAGAAGGGCCAGGAGGATTCATTGAGGCATTTCTCGACAAGGCGTCCGATAATCGTCTTCTTGTGAGTCGATCATTGGCAATGACTCTGAAGCCGACGAACAACCATATTCCAGGATGGCGACGCACGTTTTCGTATCTTCAGAAGCATCCTGAGATCAAGATTCATTATGGCGAGGATGGAACAGGTAATATCTATACACCTGAGAACCAGAAGTCGTTTGTGAGTCTGTGTGACCCACAGAGAGTCCATTTATTCACAGGCGATGGTGGTTTTGATTTCAGCGTGGATTATGAGAAACAGGAACAGAGTGTCTATCCACTTCTAATTGCATCTGCCATCATTGGAGTCCAGGTGCTTCTTATTGATGGTATGTTTGTATTGAAGCTATTTGATATCTTTTCAGTGCCCACGCAGCATTTTCTTCGTCTTGTGACACTTTGTTTCAAGGAGTGGACTCTGTATAAGCCTTCGACTAGCAGGCCGTGTAATTCCGAGAGATATCTCCTGTGTCGTGGATTTCGTCGGGGACCTTCTATTAGTTCACTGTTGGAACTGCTTACAGTGCTACAGAAGAAGTTTAGTGAGGGTCAATATCCACAGACAGAATTCTTTTCATTCTTTACCGAGAAGGAAAAGGAATTTCTTGAGAGTCATATGAATATCTATTCAACGCTGCAAAGCAAGACACTTATTGAAACAATTGATCTACAGAATATGGCTGCGAAAGACTTCTCGTGGAAGCCGCATCATGAACTTGCCGTCAAGTGGTGTCGTGTGTTTCGTGTGCCTACTTTAACGAAGGGTTAACATACTTCTCGGCGAGCTTCTGGCCAACGATGACGGAAGCCTGGTGCTGGTTGAGTTCACCCTGTCCCATACGATCTAATAGAGCAAGCATCGTGGTTAAATGTTGCTTGTTGTATCCCCCGGTCTGGGTAAGGGTATCAAAGAGGTTCTTGTATTTCTCCGAGAAGTCGGGTTCAAGTGCAGCGATCTCTTCCTTGGTCTTGCCACTCTCGATGTGTCCACCGACCGTTGATACCATGTCTCTTACATATCTGGCTCTGACCTGCGGGTCATACTCGAGAGGTCTGGACTGGGCCTCGGCAATGGCCTCGTTGATGCTTTTGCGTTCGAGGGCGGGTGGCTGATTACTCATCTTTCTCCTAAAAGTCTTTCTTCTTCTCTGTTTAAACCGCAGTTCAGTAGAATGAGTGCTCAGATTCCCATTGTATCTGCAGATGCCGGAAATCCACAGGCATTATCCGACCCAAATTCGCCTGCTTCTATCATGAAGAAGGCGAAAGAGAGTCATAGCCAGAGTGTTGCTGATACGAAGTATGATGCTCAGCCTCCGCCGAGAGAAGGAGAGGGCTATGCGAATTATGAGCCGTCAAATCGTAAAGAAATCATTGCAGGATTTCTCGTGTCGAGTGCGTTTCTACTTTTCTTATATTCAGTCGCCCCGTAAAGTAGAATGGAGTATGATTCCGATGACTCAGAGGTCTACCCGTTAAAGAATTATCAGCAGGATCCTGATATTCCTTTATTTCGTCGCCTTCTATCGGAATGGAAGCAGCAAAAGCTCGAAGCCTATACGGAGACGGCTCAGGACCCATCCATCTTACAGCAGTATGCAGAGGAGTGCCAGGAACTCTACAATGCGATTGATGCAGTTCTCAAAGATGGTCCTATCACTGAGACGACGCCGATCTTTCAGTTTCTCCAAAACAAGAAAAACAGTGGCTTCACGACTGAGTTTCTAACTGAGGCCGTCCATGCGTTACAAAGAGATTTGATCGAGTGTAAGTTCACTTATGACCCTGCGTCCATTGACGCGACAAGCAACTCACTCAACACAGAATTTATATCAAACAAGTAGATATGGTGTTTACCTTCAAGGCAAGGTCAAAGTCTGCAAATAGGACGCGTAAATGCCCTCCGGGTATGATCAAGCGTAAGGCTTACGTTCGCAAATACTCTACGGGCATCAGGGAGCGTGGATTTACTGTAAAAAGAGGAAATCAAAGCTATCGTGCCTATCCTCGTTCTGGTTCCATGATCGTAAGGAGTGCCTGCGTAAAAGACAAGGGTCTGCCTGGAAAGGGCCCCGACCTCTTCGGCACGTTGAAGAAAGGCCAGCTCAAGAAGTATGGCTATGTCTACAGACAGACAAGAGAGGCCCGTCACGCTGCCCTGAGACGTGCTGTGAAGGAGTATGGAGCCCTCGACCTGTTCAGAAAGCTGGACGCAGTCGCGAAGCTGACGAGACGCACGGTCCCCGAGGCCTCGAGAGTATTCAAGTCTGACAGGGAGTGGGTTCGTCAGGTCTTGGGTCCCTTAAAATCATAAGGAAGGTAGATGGTAGGATTCATTATCCTCCTTTTTGTCATGATAGGACTTTGGTCTATCCTGCTTGGGGCAGCTGACACGAGTGAAATTAGCCGTAACTGGCCAAAACACCGTTGTGAGCCCACAGTGATGGCGTTTGCATCCTTCTACGGCCATGACACAACGGAGAATTTCCAGTTTTGTTTGAAGAATATTATGAACAATGAAGCATCGGGCATTCTGTCACCGATCTTTCAGATTCTGGGCACGTTTCTAAGCACACTCTCAAATCTGATGAATGTGGCGAACAGTGTTCGTCTTGAGTTTGCGACCTTCATGGGTGGTATTAACACAATCTTTCAGAACTTTACGGACCGTATCTCGCAACTGACATTCAAGATTCAGTCGACCGCTGTCCGAATGAAGATGTTAATGGGTCGCTTATATGCAACCTTCTATTCGCTCATGTTCATGTCAATGTCTAGTATTCGTGCCCTACAGAACTTTACGGATACAGAACTCTTCAAGTTTCTCGACACATTCTGCTTTGACCCCGATACACTTGTCAGTGTAAAAGGCAGAGGTCTTGTTCCTGTAAAGAATGTTAAGATTGGCGATGTCTTTACACAAACAGGAGGACGCGTGACGTCAACGTTTCTGTTTGAAGCGGATGGACAGCCGATGGTTGACATGGGCAAAAACAAGATTCGTGTAAGCACCAATCACTATGTCCATCTTGAAGACACGCCTGTTGCGATGAAGTCAAAGGATCATCCTGATGCGATAAAAGCCCCTGATTGGAGCGGCGGCACCAGTAAACCTCTTGTCTGTTTCAATACATCAGATCATATCATACCTGTTTCTGGGTATCGGTTTGTTGACTATGATGAAACAGAAGACGGTGATTCTGAGACAATGAAGTGGGTTGATGAGAGACTAAATGCAAAACAGAAAGGCACAGACTACAAGAACGGAACTTACACAACAGCCGTCGAGGAAAAGACACAAATCCGACTCGGAGATGGATCTTTTGTTCCTATCTCCAATCTCTCACTGGGCCAGAAACTCTCATCAGGAAAAGTGATTGGACTTGTGAAGAAGGAAGTCAAAGAAGTCTGTAAGTTGCCGTCTGGTGAACTTGTGTCTTCCGGTAATCTGATCTGGTTTCCGAGTGATCGGTGCTGGAAACGTGCCTTTGAGGAGTTTGATACAGAGGTTCTTGAAAACCCTGAAGTCTACTATAGTCTGATCTGTAGTCCGTCAGGATCTTTTGAGACAAAAGGTGGTCACATGCTACGAGACTATCTAGAGGTTCACTCCCCCGAAGCTGAGTCTTTCTATGCGAAACAGTTGGAGTTTGAGACCTAGCACCCAAACAGAGAGATGAGCGTAGTGCTCGTTCTGGTTTTTTTTTCAATACTTCTGATCCTCGGATTTGGATTTGAAGCATGGAATCTGTCAGGAATTGTTATCATGCTAACGGTGGGCATGTCGGCAATGATGGGCCTAACGGACATTCAAGCAGTCATGGCGGACTGGGCAAAACGACGATGCGATATCGACGTCATGTTTTCAAGCTTTTTATATAAACCCGCTGATGATCCTAGGACATCTTCTGAATTTGCAGGAGACAATTTCAAGTTTTGCGTGAAGACAATCTTTAGTGAGGGTCTCAAAGTTTTATTGACACCTGTTCTGGCCATCATAGGAAAACAGCTCGATGTCAGTGATATTCTGAAAGAAATGTTCAATGTTCTTCGAACGCTGAAGGCAAATGCAATGTCTTCCTTCATGAAAATCCTGGATCCTGTCTGGAAGCGATTTGCAAAAACAGGACTTCTGTTTGGCCAGAACTTTCAACGTATGATGTCGGCCATGAAACGTGTTGGAGGTATCGCGATGGCGACACTCTACATGGGTATTGGTATTCAAACGGCAATTCAGAATACAGTTGACTTTGTCGTCAAAGTCGTCATTATCATCATGAATATTCTTGTTGCTCTCGTTGCGATTATGTTCTTGATTCTGTGGCCTCTCATTCCGTTTGTGATTCTTCCGACCATTGATATGTTGGAGGCTGCTGGATTCGGAGATCGTTTAGGAGGCCTGAGAAGTGGATTCTGTTTCCATCCTGAGACACTCATTACTCTCAAATCGTCTGACCGTGTTCCTATCGGTTCTCTGAAGGCAGGTGATCGGTTGTGGGATGGATCAGAAGTGGAAGGAGTTCTTCGTGTGGATGGATCTCTTGAACTCTTATACTCGCTTGACTCAATTCTTGTGAGTGGTGATCATTTGGTCTTTGATGAGGACAAAAAGGCCTGGATTCCTGTAATGCACCATTCGGCTGCAACACCTGTGTTGCCGCGATCAAAAGAACTTATCTGTCTACGGACATCCACACGAAACATTCATCTTCGTGGTTCTAGCCGCATGTGGAGATTCCGTGACTGGGAAGAGTTACCCGATGGGTATGATTGCCAATGGGAAACCATCGTTTATCATCTTCTAAACAGAGAAATCAAGAGGACAGAAAAGGCTCCTACGGACTATCCGATGGTGGGTGGCTCATGTGAGATTTTACATGCAACGGGTGAGAAGAGACCTATTTCATCTGTTCAAATTGGTGATAGAGTCTTTGGAGAACATGGTGCAACGCGTGTAACAGGAATCTATAAAGGAACACTCATACCTGAGGATTCATTTACAGATGGACTGTGGGTAAAGAGAGAGAAGTGGGGGCATATGGAGACGAAGCCTTCAGGTTACCTCAAACCAGGCTATCACTTGACGACGGAATCAGGGACCTTCTGGATTGACACAAAAGACTTCTCCGGTTTCGTGCGTGATTTTACAGAGGTGGGGGTTGAACGGCTTTCATTGACCTATCCGTTTGTTGAAGCTGTCCTTAAAAAATCAGTAGCACAAGAAGAGAACAATGCGTCTAGGATTCCTTATCACGGGACTTGTCATCCTTTTACTGGCGAACATCTTAATGCTCTACTACAGACCCGGTGCTCTGGGCCCGAGTGAGGGCTTCACGAACTACTTCCTGGAGAACGCGGGTGGTTCAGGCAATGCCTACCAGGGCATCGGTGCCTTTGACGGTGTCAAGCTCACGCCTTCCAATGGTGTCAGCCAGTGGCGTGACAGAACCCCTAATGAGCCGCTGAACGGCCCTGAGTTCCAGCCTGGCCCCGATTCGCTGTTCATGTTCAAGAACAACCAGTGCAAGCCTGAGTGCTGCGGTGCGTCCTTCAGCTGCGACGGTGGCTGCGTGTGCACGACGCCGGCCCAGCGTAATCTGATCGCCTCGCGTGGTGGCAACAGAACCGAGCCGGCTGGCGAGATCTAAATAGGCTTATAAATAGATGCCAAAGACTGTTTGTATTATAGGCGGAGGAGCTGCAGGAATCCTGACACTCCTAGCCCTAAAGAATGCAGGTATACCCGCTAAGCGTATCACGATTGTCGATCCCCATTTTGATGGCGGTGATCTACAGAGAAAGTGGGCCTCCGTGAGAAGTAATACGACATGGAGTCAGATTCTGGAGGCTGTTCCTTATCCTCTATCTGATCTGCCTGAGCCCTACAAGTCACTTGAATTAGATCAACCGTGTCTTCTCGGCCTTGTCATCAAGTATTTGTATCTAGTTGCCAAGCCTTTTCTGACACAGTGTGATATGAGAACATGTCTCATGGATACCGCTGAATTTGTGGATGGTCAATGGTCTATCACTCTTAAGGGAACACAGATCAAGAGGGATGTTCTGATCATGGCGACAGGCTGTGAACCCAAGACACTTGATTTACCGTTTCATTCTATTCCTCTTGAAGTTGCCCTGACACCTTCTAGACTCCAAGACACAGTCTCAAAGGGTGATCATGTGATGGTCTTTGGAACTGCACACAGTGGATGTCTCGTTGTCAAGAATCTTGTTGATTTGGGTGCAACGGTTTCTCTCATGTATGTGCCCCCGAAGCCTTTCTTCTATGATGCAGAGGGTGATTATGATGGAATGAAGTGGGACGCTGCGACTATAGGTAAAGACATTGAAGCAGGAAAGATGCCTGTTGATCTTTGTTCCATAAATGATCTTGCTGCTGTCATTAGGGCCACGAAAAAGACAGATTATGTCGTGTATGCGATGGGATTTGAGAAGAGAATGAAGGAGTTTAAGGAGTATAGTATGACGGCTCGCCTTAACAAGGGAGATAACGCGTGGGCATTTGGTATTGCGTATCCGAATGTAGCTCCTGATGGAATTCATTACGATGTAAGTATTCCTGCCTTTCAGAAGCATATTCAGAGACACTTGCCTGATATCCTTTCCATTCTTAGTATAGAGCAATAGGATGAACGCCGCAGTAAAGTCAATGAACAGTATTTTACCGTTGAATGTCGCTGCACCAAATGTAAAGAGCAATAGCTTCAGCTTAACAAATACGGCAGCAAACGCAACAGGATCTTCGACAGGCTGGATCTCAGCCCTTGGAATCTTTGCCGCACTTGTTCTCCTTTTTATGATTCTCATCACCTTTTTTGGTAACCAGCTCACGGATGGATATAATTCTCTTCTGAATTCAATCAAGGCTGCCCTTGGATTTCACAGGGAACCGCCGCCGCCTCCTACGATGGGACCCGGCCAAGTAACGGAACCCTCTGTCCCGCCGCAGAATGAGACTGGGCCTGAGAAGGAGGCAAGCAAGCCGCTCGTTGAGAAGATTCTTCCGAGCGGTGGTTCCCCTGAGGTCTTCAATGTAAGCAAGAACTCATTCAACTATTATGATGCTGAGCCTCTCTGTAAGGCATTGGGGGCTGAGCTCGCGACGTATGATCAGGTGAAGAATGCCTGGGAAAGGGGAGCTGACTGGTGCAACTATGGATGGGTAAAGGGACAGACCGCTGTTTTCCCGACACAGAAGGACACATGGAACAAGCTGCAGGCTGGCCCCGAGGACCAGAGAACCAGCTGCGGCATTCCTGGGCTGAATGGTGGATACTTTGACAATCCTGAGATGCGGTTCGGTGTCAACTGCTTTGGCCCTAAGCCTGAGCAGTCACAGCACGACGCGACGGATGCTGCAACGGGTATCCCCATGTCGCCTGAGGCTCTTGAAGTCAATCGTAAGGTGGCCGAATTCAGAACGGAAGCTGCTTCCCTTGGAATCATGCCGTTTAATAATCAAAAATGGTCATCGTAAGTAGAGTAGATTAATGACATCTACAGAGAAATTAATAGAGCTCTGTAGAAATCCTGGTTCAGTTCCAGCAAATTCTGTAGAAAAACTACGCAATCTTATCGATAAACGAGCTGATGTGAATGTTATTGTTCGCACTCATAATAAAAATACAGATGTCACAGATACTCCTCTTTTATTAGCATGTAAAAATGGTGCAGATGCTCAATTTATACAAATTCTTTTAGAAAATGGAGCAGATATAAATATAGTATGTAAAGAAAATGAGAATCAATGGACTGCCTTGTCATGGTTAGCATATAGTCGTGAACATAGTGAGTTTTATGAAATTATGGATCTTTTTATTCATAATGACAAACTTGATCCTAACTTTAAAGATAATGGGGGATATACATATTTTTATGATTTATTTCGTTTTAAATCTATAATAATAGAATTTATTGAAGCTCATAAACATCATATTGATCCTGAAATACTTAACGCGAGATGTTTTGATGACAATGGAACAATCCTTTTACAAGCTTGTATAGAATATAATGATTCATCGAATTATGAATTAATAAAAAAATTATTGGAAATTGGAGCAGATCCAAATATAGCAGGAGATGATACCGATGGTGAAAAAGATACATGGACACCATTGGGAGTTATAGCACAACAAGCAAGAATTCCTTATACTTACAGAGAGAAACTTATTAAACTCTTAATTAATTCTAATAGACTTAATCCTAATACAGTTGATCCATCTGGGTATTCTTATTACTATGATTTAAGTGAATATCCAGGACTTCTATTAGAGTTTCTTAATCAGAAAGGAGCATATACTAATCTGGATATATTGAATAGTAAATCTTTTTCTTATGAAAATACTTTGGTTATGAATTCTTGTATTGTTTTTAATGATTCATATTATGAAATAGTAAAAGCTGAAAATGATTTAGATGAATTAAAACAAGAAGAGGGTAGGGGTAAGATGAATAACAATCAACGTGCTATTCTAGTTGCAGCTTTAGAAGAGGAAAAGAAGAAAATTGCTGAATTGTATGAAAAAAAAGAGGCTATCCTTAAAATACATAATAGTATTGTTAAAAAGTTAGTTGAACTTGGAGTTGAACTAAATTTTGTTAATAGTATTGGGATGACCGCATTAGATTATTTAGATGATACTATACCAGAAAATATACCACCAGGCCCAATTGACGAATTTAGTATGTTATGTTTAGATACATATGGTTTCTTAGCTGACAATAATGCGATGACCCGCAAAATGTTAGCTTTAAGGTCTACACCAGCTATTAAAAGACCAGAGCTTTCCAATAATACTGGAAATAGAAAGGTATCAGAAGCTGCTCCATCAAATATTGAA